TAAAAAATTTGCTTCATATTTATATTTTTACAAAAGAATTTATACCTGCAAGTATTATAAGATCTTTTCTAACTAATTTAATTCCGATATTTAATTTAAAACCTGAAACAGAAGTGTTTCCTAAACAAACAGAACTTGTTAAGGATAATGAGACAGGAGAAATTAATAAAGGAAATTTTATTAACCTTCCTTATTTTAAAAAAACAGAAAGGAGAGCTCTTAATTTTGACGGAACAGAATTTTCTTTTGAACACTTTGTACAATTAGTAGAAGCAAATTTTTTAGATGCAGAAAGAATTAAAGACATTGACGAACAGTTAGAGAAAAAAGTTTTAGAAGGATCAAATGCAGAATTTATAGATGGTCCACCTTGTTTAGCAGCCTTATCAAAAAATAAATTAAGCGATGGCAGAGATAGATTTTTATATAATTATATGGTCTTTGCTAAAAAGAAATACCCCGACAATTGGGAAGAGAAAGTAATGAGTGCACCAGTATTATATTTTGAAGATTCACTAGCTTGGTCTAAACAAAAATTAGTTCAAAAGATTCGTTCCTGGAAACAACAATACAAGGGATATACATGTAATCAAGATCCAATTGCTCAGCATTGTATGAGAGGACTATGTGTTAAAAGAGCATTTGGCGTTGCATCAGATTTTCAAGACTCGTATCCTTTATGTGGCAACTTAGAAAAAGTAGACCTTGAACCAGAACCAGAATATAATTTTGATGTTACTCTTCCTGACGGACAGACAGTAAGATCAGTGCATTGCAAAACAATTGAACATTTAACCGACCAAAGAAAAAGAAGAAATTCCATAGCCAAGTACGCAGGATTCGTCCCACCTTTACAAAAAGGTGCGGACGACCAGAAAGTATTAGATGGTTTATTTAAAACTCAAAAAGTAATGCCACCACCAATTGGTACAACGCCAAGAGAAAAACTTCACGACAATCTTTATCAAAAAATTACAGGACCCGAAGCCAAGAATGATGCATCTTTTAAATCAGGGACTACTCTTCTTCAAGAAGGCTATGCTTATTTTAAATTTGATATGTTTTATAAAAAATTAAAAAATAAAGGATGGCGTTATCCCGAGGATAAGACAGGTTCTATGATGTTAAAGATATATAAAGATTGTGAAATAGATTTTTTAGATCAAAAAAGATTTCCAACAAAAGAAAAAGGTAGACACAATAGTCCTACTAAAAATGTTGTAGTAATTGCTATTAAAAAATTTGAGAAGATTCAAATTTTCCATAAATTAATTGAACATAAAAAGGATATTCTGTGATAAGAAAAATACTCGGACCCCCTGGAACAGGTAAAACTACAAGACTTTTAAAGTATGTACAAACCTTTTTAAAACTAGGAACTCCATTAGATAAGATAGGATACTTCGCCTTCACTAAGAAAGCAGCTAACGAAGCAAAAGAAAGAATGTTAAAACTCTATCCTAAGTATGGGTATAGAGATTTAAAATCTTTTCAAACTTTACATTCATTAGCTTTTACAACTTTAGGAATGAAAAAAGATAATGTAATGCAACCCGAACATTACGAAGAAGTGGGTAAATCAATTGGTATACAGGTAACCGTTTATAAAGGAGGAGAAGAAGAAACAGGATATATAGATTCTGATAGTGAGTACTTTAATATTATTAATATAGCTCGTATTAGGGGGCGTACTATTAAAGAAGAATTTGATACCGATTTATATTCAGATGATCTTGAATATAATTTTTTAGAGATCATAGAAAAAGAATTAAACAATTATAAAAAATCTTTTGGATTAGTTGACTTCACGGACATGATTGAAAGATTTATTAAGTCAAATTTATGCCCAACTTTTGATGTAATTTTTATAGATGAAGCTCAAGACCTCTCACCTATTCAATGGAAAATGTACGACATCTTAAAGAAAAATTCTAAAATAGTTATTCTTGCAGGTGACGATGATCAAGCAATTTATGGATGGGCAGGTGCAGATGTTAAAAGATTCCAGGATGAAAAAGCTAAGGAAAAAGTTTTACCTAAATCTTATAGAGTTCCCATTAAGATTCAACAGGTTGCAGACTCTATTATATCTCAAATTGAAACTCGAATACCAAAAGAATGGAAACCTAGAAATTATGAAGGACATTGTGAGGATGTATATAGTATTGATGAAGTAGATTTAACTAAAGGTAATTGGTTAATACTTGCAAGAACTAATTATAGATTAATTAAATTAAAAGCACCTTTAATAGAACGAGGGATTTATTTTGAATATAAGGATAGAAAAAGTTTTAGTGCAAAACTATGGAAAGCAATCAGAGATTTTACAAGATGGACGGATGGAAACCCATTAACTCCTGCTGAAATAAAAGATATTTTTGATTATACAGAACATGATTTTACTCTTGATGAAGATAAAACTTATGACTGTATGGATTTTGGAATTGAATATACAGACACTTGGTATGAAACCTTTAACGCTGATCCTGAACAAACATTATACATCAGACAAATGCTAAGTAATAAAGAAAAACTTTCTCAAGATGCAAGAGTAAAACTCTCAACAATCCATTCAGCAAAAGGAGGAGAAGCTGACAATGTATTATTAATACTCGATAATACAGATAAGATTAGAGAAGCAATTGAAAAAAGTCCTGAGAAAGCAGACGAGGAACACCGAGTTTGGTATGTCGGTGTAACTCGAACTAAACAAAACTTATACATTATGGCAGCAAAGGAGGATAGACTCGGATATGAAATCCAAAGTATACACTAAACAACACGGAGGGAATCATTACTCAAACTTTAAGATTCAACCTTCAAAATTTATCAACGCTAATAATTTGCCTTTTTCCGAAGGGAATGCTATTAAATATATTTGTAGACATCCATACAAAGGAAAGAAGGAAGATTTGAAAAAAGCAATACACTATATAGAAATGATAATGGAGAGGGATTATGAAGATACCGAAGTTTGAAGCACAAACTGAATGGGTTAAACCTACTGAGTTCCCAGACTTAAGACAAGTAGATGAAATTGCAATTGACTTAGAAACAAAAGACCCTGGACTAAAGGCACGAGGATCAGGTTCGGTAATTGGCGATGGAGATGTAGTAGGAATTTCCGTAGCAACAAGTCATTACAAAGGATACTTTCCTATTGCACACGAAGGAGGTGGCAATATGGATAGAGATAAAGTTTTGGAATGGTTAAAGGATATTCTAGAATCCCCATCTACCAAGGTTTTTCACAACGCTATGTATGATGTGTGCTGGTTGAGAAGACTTGGACTTAAAATAAATGGCGATATCGTGTGTACAATGATAGCCGCAGCTGTTACCAATGAGAACAGATTTCGCTATGATCTCAATAGTTTATCGTGGCATTACTTAGGTTATGGTAAAAATGAAGCAGCATTAACAGAAGCAGCTCATAGCTGGGGCATAGATCCTAAAGCTGAAATGTATAAACTTCCTGCAATGCACGTTGGTGCGTACGCAGAAAGAGACGCTGAAGTAACTTTAGGTTTATGGCAAGAACTTAAGAAAGAAATTATTCACCAGGACTTAGAAGATATTTTTGATTTAGAAACAGAACTCTTTCCTTGTCTCGTTGATATGAGATTTAAAGGAGTAAGAGTCGATGTAGAAAAAGCACAACGAATGAAAAAAGATTTTATTAAAGAAGAAAATGCTTTGCTTACTAAAATAGAATCTGAAACAAATATAAGACCACAAATTTGGGCGGCTAGAAGTATAGCAAATGTTTTTGATATGCTCAAGATACCATATGAAAGAACAGAAAAAACTTCTGCACCTAGTTTTACTAAAAACTTTTTACAAGAACACGCACACCCTGTTGTAAGAATGATTGCTCAGGCAAGAGAGATTAATAAAGCCCATACAACTTTTATTGATTCTATATTAAGACATGAACACAAAGGAAAAATTCACGCAGAGATAAACCAATTAAGATCTGATAATGGGGGAACTATAACAGGAAGATTTAGTTATGCGAATCCTAATCTCCAACAAATTCCTGCACGGAACAAGGATCTAGGACCAAAGATAAGATCATTATTTATTCCAGAGGATGGATGTAAGTGGGGTTGTTTTGATTACTCTCAACAAGAACCACGTCTTGTTGTGCACTATGC